AGAGTCCAAATAGAAGAGCAGATAGCGCAGGATTTTTAACTTATTCAGATGCTTATCAATTGATAAAAGAAAATATTGATGAAGCCGTTGAGTTTTATGAATTAGAGCCTGCTATTGTAACACAAGTATTTCTAGACCCAAAAGATTTTCCTAAAAAAAGTACTCCTAGTGGTAATGGTAAAATGCCTGATTATTCTTACTTAGGAACTATAAGAGCTAGGTTTGTTGAAAGTCAAGAAACAGGAGATATTATAGATGAGTATATAAAACCCTTATCACCACATATGGTAGCTTACCCTCTTATTGGTGAAGTAGTCAATGTAGCAAAGCATGGAAATCAGATGTACTATTATCAACCTCTTAATATGAGAAACCATGTCAATATGAATGTAGCTAATAATGTTTCTACAGATCCAAAGATAACTGCACAAACAACTGAATTTAACAGAAATTTTCTAAGTGAGTATGGTGATGTGGTTTTTAATGGAAGATTTGGACAAGGTATAAAGTTTGGAAGCGATCCTTTCTATCAGTATCCAGACATCAAAATTACAAATAGACAATCAGTTCCACCACATAAAATACAAGATGAACACTATCCACACTTACAAAATATAAATGCTGATGGTTCTTCTATTTTCATAACTTCAGGTCCTGCTAGAGTAATTGATGCTATTATTCCTGCTTGTCAAACTTTAAGTACTCCAGATGTTTTGGATGGTGATATGATTACACTAAACTCTGATAGATTGGTTTTTAATTCCAAAGGAACTGATATACATATGTTTGCAAAAAGAAATTTAAATTTATCAGCTAATGAAGAGATAAACTTGGAATTAGGAATAAATGCTATCGGAGGTAGAATAACTTTGGGAGATGCTGATTCTACTAATCCTATGATATTAGGAAATCAATTAGAAGATTTGTTTGATAAAATACTCTCATCATTAAATAATTTTTCTAATTCATTATCTTCTGCAACAGGAGTTGCTGAAATTGGAGATGCAGCTAGAGTTATGATGACAGATATAGATAATGTAAAAACAAATATGTTACCTGCAATTTTAAGCGATTCAGTTTATATTACTGAAAACAGAATGGAAGAAATAACTGAGATAAATGAGATAGAGGGTGATGTAGAATCACCAACAACTGTCGCTGGAGTAAGAGGTTAATTATGAGTGCTATATCAGATAAATTAAAAGGAACTATACAAGATATTTTTGATTTGCCAAAAGAGAAAATTGAAAAATCAGTAGATTTGATAGTTAAAAATTCTAGAAAAGGAAAAGAAGAAGGACAGCAGATAAAAAAAACCTTAGAGCAGATTGAGAACGCAGAAAAAAAAGTTAATCAAGTAGAATCCGTCATTAAAACTGTAAACTCTGTTCTTGTTAGTTTAGATGCAGCTAGAAAAGCTGCTGAGGCTACTGAAAAAGCCAGTAACATTGGAGCTGCTTTAAATCCTGCTGCAGCTGCTATAGCATTTGCTCAAAAACTAGTAGTTGATAAAGTAAAGAAAGAAATAAAAGAATCTAAAGACGCTCTAAATGTATCACCAAAGTTAATAGAGAATTTTAAAGGATTTGTTTCTGAAACTAAAGAAAAATTAAATAAAGCACAAGAAGAGCGAAAAAGAAAAAAGATATTGAAACAAGAAAGAAAGAGAAAACTAAATTCTTAAATATTTATATACAAATAGGAGTTGTCATGTCAAATACAAAAAAAATAGTAACTTTAATTAGAGAAATAGTTAAACTAGAGGTACAAAAAGAGGTAGAAAAGATACTTATTAGTGAAGGAGCAAAATCTATATCTCAAAAAATAGATAAAGTTCCAGACATATTACCAAAGCCCTCTTCTAAAAAAACTAAAGAAGTTAGTTATACTAAAAATCCAGCATTGAATAAGGTACTCAACGAAACTGCACAGAGTAATGAATTTGAAGAGTATCCAACAATGGGCAATAAAACTTTTGATAGTACAAGAATGGCTGAGGCTATGGGTTATAGCGGGATGTTAGGTAGTGCTGAGGATAAAAGAAAAATAGGAGCTATACAAACTGCACAAGCAGCAGGAATAGATCCATCAAACCCAGCAGTTGAAGAAGTAATGGGAAATTTAACAAAAGATTATAGAGGTGTAATGAACGCTTTAAAAAAGAAGGATGGTAAATTATAATGGGTGTAATTTCAAATGATTTAAATGAAGATACTTATATTGGTTTAGAGTTACCATTAACTCATACGGGAGATGGTTTTTTTAAAAGAACTAAAACTGCATTAGAACAAGCCAAATCAAATATTAAAACTCTTCTTTTAACAAATAAAGGTGAAAGATTGGGTAATCCCACCTTTGGAACAAATTTACTTTCATTAGTTTTTAGCCAAGAAAATACAGATTTAGAAAGTAGAGTTGAAGAAGAAATTCGTGCATCTATGGGAGAATTTTTACCATTTATAAATATTGTAAGTATTGAAACTAACTTTTCCGATACCAATAGAAATGTTGCTAATGTTAATTTAAGTTTTACTTTGAATGTAGATGTAACATCCAAAGATAGTTTGAGTTTAGATTTATCAACTTATAGTGAAATAGGTAGTATAGGTTAGAATAGGAGAGATTAAATGCCGTATACAACATCAAAAAAATCTGTAAAAGAAGTTAGATATCTAAACAAAGATTTTACATCTTTTAAGGATAATCTAATAGAATTTACTAAAATATACTTTCCAAATGCCTACAATGATTTCAATGAAGCTTCACCTGGTATGATGTTTATAGAAATGGCTTCATATGTTGGTGATGTTTTATCCTACTATATAGATAATCAGTTTAAAGAATCATTATTGGCTTTTGCAGAAGAAAAAAGAACTGTGTATAATATGGCGCAATCTTTAGGATATAAACCCAAATTATCTTCAGCATCATCAGTAGATTTGGATGTTTTTCAAACTGTTCCTGCAGTTTCATCTGGAACAGGAGCTGGTTACACTACAAAACCTGATTTGAACTATGCTATGAACTTAAAATCAGGTATGGAGATACGTTCTGAATCGGGTATTTCATTTGTATCAACTGAAGATTGTAACTTCAAATTTTCTAGCTCTTACGATCCAATGACAGTTACAGTTTATGAAAGCGCTAACAATGTTCCAGTAAATTATTTGTTAAGAAAAGGTATTAGAGCTTCTAGCGGTGCGGTGACAACAGAATTTTTTACATTTAATGCAGCAGAAAAGTATAAGAGAATAGCATTAGCAAATCAGAATGTATTAGAAATTATATCTTGTACGGATAGCGATGGAAATAGTTGGTATGAAGTTCCTTTTCTAGCGCAAGATACGGTTTTTACAGATATGGAAAATACAGAAAAGAATGACGATCAGTTGTATACACATTCTGACCAAGCTCCTTACTTATTAAAACTTTTAAAAACATCAAGAAGATTTACAACTTTTATCAGAGAAGATGGTAAAACAGAAATAAGATTTGGTGCTGGAACATCAGATAATCCTGATGAAGAAATAGTTCCGAATCCAGATGAAGTTGGTTCTTCTCTTCCAGGTTCACCAACTTATCTAAATACTGCTTTTGATCCTTCTAACTTTTTAACAACCAAAGCATACGGACAAGCTCCATCAAATACTCAACTAACAATAACTTATAGATATGGTGGTGGTGTTGGTAACAATATAGCAGCTAATACTTTAAGAAGTATTCAGTCAGCTAATATAGAATTAGATGAAACAGGATTAAACGCCAGTTTAGCAGCAACAGTTAAAAATTCAATAGCAGTAAATAACACTCAACCAGCTACAGGTGGTAGGTCTGCAGAAAGTATTATAGAAGTTAAAAATAATGCTTTAGCTTATTTTCAAGCACAACAAAGAGCAGTTACTAAAGAAGATTATATAGCTAGAGTTTACGCATTACCACCTAAGTATGGTAATGTTGCAAAAGCTTATATAGTTCAAGACACTCAGTTAGATAGTAAATCAGGAGCTAACTCTGATTCTAGAATAAGTAATCCTTTAGCATTGAATTTATACTTATTGGGATTTAATGCCAATAAAAAATTGGTAACTGTAAATCAAGCAGTTAAAGAAAATATACAAACATATCTAACACAATTCAGAATGGTAACTGATGCTGTAAATATCAAGAATGCGTTTATAATTAATGTTGGAGTAAAGTTTAATGTACTAACAAAAGTTGGTTACAATAAAGAAGAAGTGGTTTTGAAATGTATACAGAGAGTAAAAAGTTACTTTAATATTGATAAGTGGCAGATAGGACAACCTATTGTTTTAGCTGATTTATCCTATCAGATATCTTTAGTTGATGGTGTTTCAGCAGTAGTTCCACCTGAAGAAGATAATCCAAATGGACATCCTGTTTTGATTACTAACAAATTTAAGATAGGTGATGGTTACTCAGGAAATGCTTATGATATTGTAAGTGCAACTAGAAACGGTGTTGTTTACCCATCATTAGATCCAAGTTGTTTTGAATTAAAACTTCCTAATACAGATATTGAGGGTAGATCTGTTGGTAGCTCCACAGGAGATAACTAATGAATTATTTTGTTTTTTCAGATATAGATACAACTTTATATCAAGTAAGTGGTAGTGGTAATAGTGGATTGGATGAGATATTAGAAATACAAAAAACTATGAGTGCTGCGGGTGGAAA